GTCTTCAACAATCTCAGGCAGTTTCTGGCTTTCCTTGTACGTCCCTACAATTAGGTCTTTATTGTCATACAGCATCCAACCACCAAAAGCCAGCACCGCCATGAGGATCAGGGCAAAGAGTTTAAACGGCGAGTCAACATACGCCAGCACCTTAGACAGCGTGTCGTTAGCGTTTAGTTTTTCAGCCATTACAGATGACCCTTCATGATGTAATAAATTGTGACAACCAGAAACGCCAGCATCACACAAATAATCTGCAACTCCCGCATCTTTGCTATATCTCTACCCATTGCATCTTTACTTTTGGCATGACGGGCAATCATGTCTTCTTTAATCTTCTTGACCTTCTCAAATTCTTCTTCACCTTTAAACTGCCCAAATTGCTGGATTAGAAAGTCTTTTACTTCTAACTCCATACGGCGAATCTGATCTAGTCTGCGCCATTCACTCATGGCGGTCATAATCGTTATTTCACCTTCCTGCCTACTACGTACTGCTTTAAAAGCATGACGGGCTTTGACCTCCGCCATACCAAAGTTCTGAATAGACTCGACTGCCGAACTTACCTCTCTGCCTGATTCAATAGCAGATTTAATGCTCTTTGTTGCCGCCTTTGCGGTGGTAATAATCGGATCTAAGTCGCTCAAAATTCATCCCCTGTCCCTAAATAAATAAAACCCAAGGTAGCAGTAAAAATAGGAAAGTCAACGCCCAAACACCCATTATTAACTCCGATTTTTCATAGGACAAACATTTTCTGTGTGCCCACTATATCCGTTAGAAAATTTTGTGTCGATATGTATGTTACTATTTTTTAAATCTTGTTTTTCTTCTTCCCCCCCTCCAATAATACTGTAGGTAAATTCTTCTCTTTTATACGGTATGTACCATACAAAAGGTTCTCCACGAGGTATTAATATTTCTTCTTTTTTAGTGTGAAAAAGTACTTGCTGATTTATTTGATGATGTTTATCGGTTTGAATACTTCCCGGTGCAACAGTGTAATTTTGATTAAAATTATAAAAAAGTGGTAGTTGATATACTGAATAACCCGGAGGAGTTTTAATGTACCAAGGGCAAGTACTTTTAAATGTCGCTACAATGTTATCTTTAGCCCAAGACGGAATATGATCAACAAATTGATTATTTTTGTGGATTGCCCAATTAAACTTAGAACTTGGTACCTTATATTTCCACTCTGATTTATTAGAATAAAGATAAGAATCACACCACATAGGAATTACAATACCTTGGTATAAAAATTCAGGAAAAGCAGGACATTTTTTTACAGTGAAATTATCACTAAGTTTTTCGTAAAAACTAAGATTTTCTTTTGTATATACAGGAGTGTCTTTCCACCATTTAGGTAAAAATTTATGTGCGGGTTGGGGTATACATTCCGGTATATCTAATAACTCCGGTATGTTTGTCCATACTTTTATTAAACTCACTTATCACCCCAAGTCTTAACACCGGCTTTGGGTACGGATGTAGCCCAGACTGATACAGATTTTCTTAACTTCAAAGGTGCACCACAATCGGAGCAAGTATCAGCCGCTAACTCAGCCTCGTCTAAGTCGTACCCACAAGCGGCGCAAACGTGGACTTCCTCTGAGCGGCAGACTTTTACCCCATCTACCTTATGCGCTTCGATTACTGTTTTCATTTTTTTACTCCTAAATAAACCAAGTTATAACTGAGTAACGAGTACCTTTTGTTACAGGCATTATTTCATGTGGGTACATAAAGTTTGATGGGAAAAGTATTGCTGAACCTTTTGGTGCCTTTATAACTGTCTCACGATCAAAAAACCCCCACTCACCCCCTTCATAATCATCATTTAATGAAAAAGAACAAGATACTGCACGAGGACGTTCCTTAAAAGAATCTGTATGTTGGGCGTAAAACTGACTTTCTTTATATCTTAATAATTCATAACCTGAATCTTCTTGAATAAGAGCCAAAGGGAATTTTTCGTTATATTTCCTTATTGCTAATCCGGCAGAAGCAAATATATATTTATCAAGTTTTTGCCTTACTTTTTTGTTTTTTTCTATTATGTGCGGATAAGAAATTACAATTGTTTCTGCTGTTCTAGTTTTTTCATCTACTCGCCCCTCGCCAACAACTGTTTTTTCCCATTCTTCTTCATTGTTAAATTCTTCTAATATGGCGTCACAAAGAGCATGGGTCATTGCATTTTCAAATGTAACAATGTAATCGCTGATACTTTTCATACAAGTTTGTGTTTTACGTAAGTCAAGTAAGCAGCACCTATACTGCTAGTTGCATCACCGGGATCAGGAACATGGTAAAAATTAGTTACTTGTTTCTTAACATAGTCTATAGAAAGTTTATTATGTGCGCAACCCCCAGTAAACACAATTGGTAATTCTAAAGATAAAGATCTGCAACTATAAACTAACTTAAGTAACTCTTCTTGAAAAACTTCCTGTACAGAGGCCGCTAGGTTTTCTAAATTAAAATTTAAGGGGTCAATATCTTTAACACCAAAGTGCAAATTTTTATATAAGTACGATAAAACTAAATTTTTGTAAGGCTCCGGATTGCCAGACAAACTTAAATTCATAAATTTGCCTTCATCTTTTATGGGTGTCATACCAATAAATTTAGTAAACGCAGAATAAAACAATCCTAGACTAATTGGGTACTTTATAGATTTAATTTTTTTAAATACGTCTCCACGTACACTCCATATAGATATTGTATCCATCTCTCCTATAGCGTCTGCGACCAAATAAATTGCTTCCTCAAAATTTAAACTATATTTAGCATAGGCTACATGACTATTGTGATGCCCGTGGTATTCAATTGGAACATTACTAAATCCTATTCTTCGTAAATAGACTTTTGGAAATAAATCGATGTCTAAGGCTAAATTAAATTGTCCGCTTATAAATTGACGATATTTTTTTACGTACGGATTTTCAAAAAAACCAATTTTATCTGGTTTGGCTAAGTTAAACGCATCTGAAACTATTTCTTCGTTAAGGAAAAAATCATTATGGACGCCAGAATACTCGGAGGCCCGTTTAAAAAACAATAAATTTTTATCTTCTAAAACGGCTAAAGCAGCATCATGATTTAACGCTACAACTCCATAACTAACCATAAATACTATTACTTTCTTTTAGTAAAATATTTGCGACTACTGTATGTTGATTTTCATTTAAATAAACAAAAGTATCATCTGCTGTATTTGCTACTTGCTCACTCATGATACCGTTTATACCTAATACATAATTTTCTATATGCGTTTCTTGCAACCAATAATCATTTGGTTCAAATGGTTTAGACCAAGCGTTAAAAGCCATCCATTTGTGTTTTTGTAACCTGTGCCGTATGGAATTAAAGTTAACCCCCTGCATTCTTGAAAACCATTCAGCATTAAAAAATTCTGAAAATGCTATTGTTGAAAATATTTTTGCGTCTATATCCGTAGAACGTTCGTTTAAGTTTGGAAAAAATCTTTTTGTTAATAACTTACCATCTATTTCTACTAAATCACCTACCAAAGGTACCCCGTTTTCTAAAAACACTTCTGGAATTTCATGTTGTTGATTTACCCCAAACTCAAATCTTTTGTGTGTAGAAAATGCTATTACAACTAAGCAATCTGATTCAAAGTTCATAGAAGAAATAAGTCTTGCTATTCTCCAGTTACTTCCGCCCGGTATTGATAAATCAACTAATTCATAATCAAGTAAATTAGATAATTTAGTAGGCCATGTACTACGTTTTCTAAGTTCCTCATCAGGTAGAAAATTATATCCGTAAGTAAAACTGTCCCCAAAAGTATAGAGTTTAGGCATTAATAAATGTATTTTTCATAAATTAATTTTTTATTTGCATAACGCCCGTACCAATCTAATTTTTCACTTTTAATAAATAAAATTTTGTTAATCTGGTCGATTGGGACAAGACCACCAAAAGAAAAAATTAATCTTTCTCCACCTTTAATAGGGGTGGAAGAATGCGTCTCCATACTGGCTAAACACAACCACAAGTCCCCTTCTTTAACATCCAACTCTTCACCATCAAGAATAGGATTACCGCCTTCTTTTGGTTTGCGCAACATTAAATTACATCGAACGTGAACAAATCCGTCTGGAGCAACGTCAGTATGAGGGTGTACAAAAGCCCCATCTTTAAAATGATTGCCTGTTAAATTTTTGAATATTGGCTCTACACTTATAGGGTCTAACTTAAACTCAGCAAATGCTTCCTTCCAGTAAGGCGCAGTATCTTGTGTTGCAAAACGTCGCCCATCACCGGCTGTGTTTAATTGAAAATCAAAAGATGGTTTTACCATAGAAGCATACTTCCACCTTTTAACAACCCTAGATATTTTTAATTTCATAAAATAGTTTTGGGTATATCAGCCACAGGAGGGGTTGGGTTTTGTTGTTGAAGTTTATCAAAATACGCCCATGATTTAGATCCATACGACCTTACATAATGCATAAACAATTGGGTATATTCTTTCCCTACAAATTTATTCCTCCAATGATCTGCCCGACATCCTAAGTACATAACAGCATCGCCGGGGGCTAACTCAACAAATGTTTCAGAACCATCAGATCGTTGAAAATAAATAGGCCAATCTTTATCTTTTGATAGATTTAATGTAAGGCTTATTTCACAGGCGGGCCTATCTCTATGGCGGAGCAATTCTGAATTTTCTTTATACACTCTTGCATAAGTGTAAGTAGGTAAAATTTTTTCTCCTAATAATTCAGATACCTCTGGTACTTTCTCTACGAGTAGTCTTACAAAAGACATAAAATTGTACATAGCCTGTGAGTTAGGCGCCTGTGAATCTCCTTGGAGATTAAACTTACCACAATAGGCTTTAAATTCCTCTGCTAATGAATTGGCAGAAGTAGCGGATATAAACCCCGGCACAACTAAATAATTGTTTTGAATTATTTCAAGGCGCATAACAATGAATCATGTGGTATATCCACGCCTTCCGGTACCATAGACGGATCAACAATATCATCTACATTTTCACCAATTCTTATTGCATGAATACAATAAGCAACCGTATTTGGCTCTAATGCAATAAGTTCATGCATTTTATCTTTTTTAATATATATCATATGTGGGGCTTCAAACTCAGACACATGACCATCAACTGTTACTTGGAGTTTCCCAGAAGCCAAAAGAGTAAGGTGGTCAAACTGATGTGTATGCCCATGTTCTACATCACCAACATTTTTAAAGTGCATCATACGGCTAAATAAATTAGCCACACAACCAAGTTTAACTTCTGGGTTTGCCATATTAAGTCCCCTGTTGCGAGGACTGCTGCGCTGCTGCAATGCGGGCGGCTCTCTCTGCTTCGTCTGCCGCTTGTTTTGCATCAACAGCCTCTTGCCACTTTATTAAACAAGCGTCAACCCAAGACGGAAGAGCAGTGATTTGATCGTTATCAATCGATGGTGAATCATATTCAATATGACCTTTGTTAGGCTCCCACTCTTCCCACTGAAGCGCCCAAAAATTTTGAGGTAAACCGCAGGTAGAAAGATCGCAAACATAAAAGGTGCCCTCTTTACCAACAGTACCATCTGCAAGAATAACAATTCTCATTTTTTAACTCCTGTTACTTTAAGTTTAGATTGAGTTTTTGATTTTGGCCTAGCCTGTACTTCAATAGCAATTGGTTTATCCTGCTGCTGAATATTGGGTTGTGCCGCCATCAAAGATGCTAAAAGAACTTTTTGAGAAGTTTCATTAGACTTCACCATTTCATTACGGAAACTTTCTACTGCTGCACCTGTCTGCCGCTGTTGGCCTGAGTTTTCAATTAAAAGCATAGGCATCCAAGCAATAGCGCACTGATATTCGTCTACCTGATTTCCGGTATTCATATCCATACCCTGCACTCGAGCAAACCAAGCGCATTGCAGCCCAACACAGTTTTTTTTAAGTAAGGGGCAAAAGGCTCCATTCTTAAGTTGCATTTGCAAAAATATCCTCGTAAGAAATATTATTTAACTTAAACATTAATGTTTTTCTAATTCCTTTAAAACTTTTAGATATTGGGTGAACTGAATGAAGTATATTTGATTTAAATATACAAATTCTATTTCTTCTTGGTAAAACAGAAGAAACTATATCATGCTTGTAATATATTTCATGGGCTGGGTTTGGTTCATGTTTACCAGTATTCAAATTTCTTTCATAATCACCACTATAAAAAACAGTTGGCCCAGCCCAATGAGAATTCCAAGAATCACACAAATAACAAATTACAGTTACATAATCTTCTCTTTCATCGTCAATATGTGGGTACGCTTCAACACCAAAAGTCAAACCATTTATGTAACATGAATATAAATTATCAATTGACAAAGAAAATTTTTCTGAAAAAAAATCCCAAGCACTTTTTGTTTTTTGGCAATTCATATGCTTAATTACTTTAGGCGGCTTACTAAACATATCCCCATATATATGTTTAGTCCAATATATATCACTCTGGACATCAGAACGACAAAACTCCCACTCAATTTCTTCTCTTAGCAGATCTTCAATAATTGAGTCTGGGTAAAAATTGTCAATAATTTTAACTGCCATAATTAATCTGCCGTTGCTCGAATAACATCAACGTATTTAACGTCAAGATCAACTGTTCCAGAACCACTTGATACTGATAGTGGGTGAGTATGCGAGCCACCACCACCTGTTGCTGTTGTATTTTCATTTGACAACGTGACACCCTGTATGTATGAAACAGACTGACCCTGACTGGGACCATTTTGCCTATTAACAGCGTGAGTGTGGCTTGGTATCTGAGGTGTTGTAAGTGTAGTAGCACCAATAGAACCTGTTACCGAAGTAATATTTACCGATCTATTACTTACAAAAACAGTCGAAAAATCAACATTACCACCAGTAGAAACTGATCCAGTCACAAGGCGTAGCGCAGAGTTATTATTTTGCGTTGTGTTTTTAGTCCATCCAGTAGGTGCAGTAGTTTGAGCAAACAGCATTACAGTGCCAGAAGGAAAAGCCTGTCCTCCAGCCGGGGCCTGAGAAACCCATGCCGTACCGTTAGATGTAAGTATGTTAGCCGTTGTGCCGGGGGCTACAAATTTAACAGCATTTGTGCCGTTACCTATAACTACACTTTCAGCGGTCAAAGTCTCAAGTCCGGTTCCACCGGAAACCACCGATATACCTTCAAGGGCATTTACTACATCTGTGCCGTTGTTGTAAAGCAAATAAGACCGTCCAGCGGGGACCGCAACACCAGTCTGGCCTGTTACTTTAACCGTAATAGTGTCGGCAGTGCCATTATTAACGATGTATGGCTTTTGAATTGCTGGAACTATGAGGTCACGAGCACCGCCCGTGGTTCCTGTTAAGTCAAGTCTTAACGCACGAGCCGTTTGGCTTGCATTGGTATTAGTTAGGCTTAGGGTGACGTTAGCGCTTGCAAATGTAACTGTTGCTGTTTCTACAAGCGCCTGCTCAATTGCCACCCCTAGATTGTCATTAGTGACGTTACCCCATGTCCCCGAGTTTTCCCCGGTAGCCATAAGTTGAATTTTTAAATTACTGTACGTACTTGCCATTTTTTACTCCTTAAATTAAGCCGCTATGGGCAACCAATTTGGTGTTTGTACATCGTTAATCTGCTGCCAGTTGGGGTTCTGATTGGGGTTAATTTTACTCCAGATCAGCACTTTTCCAACACGGCCCTGCCCTTGAACCCCCGTTACAGATACATTTATTGGAATACTTACTACAACACTACCTACCGATCCTGTCGCCTGTTGAAGTGTGACGGGTATAAAATTAATCGTCTTAGTCGTAACCTGACCAAGTTCAGAATCCCCTACGACCCCCGTTACCGGTACATTAGCCGCACCGCTTTCATCAGTTTCACCTAATTGCGTAGTCCCAACAACCCCTATTGGGTATACATTTGCCTTAGTAACTATTGTTACAGAGCCGGTTTCTCCAGTCCCTTCAAGCCCTGTGACCTGAGCATTAGCGCCACCTTCAGCAGTTTCTTGCCCAAGTTCTCCCTCGGCTTGAACCCCCGCCGGGGTGATATTTCCCTTAGCACTGATTCCAACAGAACTAATAAGCCCAGAACCAACAACCCCTGAAAGTTGTACATTGGCGGTAGTAATAATTGTTAAGGTTCCGGTCTCCCCAGTAGCCTCAACCCCAGACACCCGATACCCAGTGCGCTGGGTTACTTGACCAACTTCCCCAGAGGCTTCAACCCCTGTTACGGGCACATTTGACCCAGCCCTAGCAACTACCTGCCCTACCTGCCCGTCACCTTCAACCCCTGTAGGTCGAACGGTGGCTTCGGTTCTTACTTCTTCTTCGCCAAGTTGACCGTCACCTTCGACACCAACTGGGTATATATTCGCAGCATACTGTACAAAAACAGAACCAACCTGACCAGTAGCAGTTACAGGATCTACGTTAAACCCACTAAGGTCTGCGCCCCAAGCGCCACGACTCCACGGGCCTGAACCCCAACCAATGTAATTAACATCGGTGCTAGTCTTTATTGCTCCTACACTTCCAGAACCTTCAACTCCAGTAACGTAATAGGCAAATTCTTCTTCTGTTTCGCCTACTTCACCGTTACCTTGTACTCCGGTTGGATATACATTTGCTTCAATGGCAAACGCAACAACTCCAGTTTCCCCAACTCCTTCAACCCCAGTAACTAGTACACTTGCTTTAGCGCTTGCAACTACTATTCCAACTTCACCTGTTGCTTCAACACCAAACAAGGACTCATTGGCGGCAGCAGTTACAAACTCTTGTCCAAGTTCTACTTCAGCCTGAAACCCAGCAGGTTCTACCTCACCCCCGGCAGCAACTCCAACCGGGTCAAGTAATGCAGAGGCGTCTACTCCAGTAACATTTACTATGATATTTGGGTTGCCTACACTCCAAGCGCCTTCACCCCAAAAACCAATACCCCAACCAGCAAGGGGAGGAAGGGCGTTTAAAACGCCTTCTGCCTGAACCCCAGTTACTTCAGCATCAACAGACTGCCTAGTAAAAGCAGCGCCAATCTCACCAATGGCCTGTAAACCAGTAGCATTAATTACAGCATTTGGCTCACCTTCGCCAAAGTTACCTTCCCCAAAAGGACCTAAGCCCCAACCGAGCATGATTTGTCCTTTACGGGGAAGTAATTAATTAGGCAATACGGATGATGGCATTGCTTGAGTCATTGGTCGGGAAAATAATGGTGAAATCACCGTCAGAAGCGGTTTTATCAGCACCAAAATCCAGAACGCAGACAGAAGCATTGGTCAACGTAGTATTAGCATTGCTGTTTGCCGAAGGAGTAGTGTTGTAAATCAAAGCGCCACGAGCCGTGAAGTTAGCGTTCGTGAAGGTCTCATCGGAAAAGTCAGTAAA